ACCATCTTTGAAGCGGCTGTGCGGGAACGTGTTGAAGCCATCACCGGAACTATGCAAGAAGAGTTTGACAACAAGATTGAAGAATCGTCAGAATCGCATAAAGAAGATCTTTCACGCAAACTAGACGACTACCTCGATTATGTTGTGGAAGAATGGATGAAGAACAACGAACTGGCAATTGAACTCGGGATTAAGACCGAGATTGCTGAGAGTTTCCTCACTGGTCTTCATGGACTCTTTGAAGAACATTACATCACTGTTCCCGACAATAAGACAGACATCCTCGAAGAGATGGTTGCCAAGGTTGGTGAACTGGAAGACACGCTCAACACTTCCCTAGAGAAGAATGTTGAACTTCGTCGCACAATCATTGAATCTCGTTGTAAAAATATATTCCACGATCTTTCACAAGGCCTCGTTGAAACAGACATTTCAAAGTTGAAGGCACTTTCTGAAGGTCTTGAATATAACAACGATGAACAATACGCAGAAAAACTGACGGTCCTACGGGAAAGTTACTTTAACGAAGACACCGTAAGTGTCTCCGAAGATACAGATGTTGAAGAAAACACAGCATCTGAAGCAACGTCTTCAGGTTCCATCATGGAATCATACGCAAGTGCTATTGCAAAACAAGTCAAGAATCTTTGACTTTTCATAGGTCCAACCAATACATTAAGGAGTATAGTTAAATGGATCAATTACAAGCTCTATCCGAAGCTGTCAAGGCTAAATGGCAGCCAATCCTCGAACACTCGGACCTAGCGCCGATTGAGGATAATTATCGCAAGAACGTGACTGCGATTCTTCTAGAAAATCAAGAACGTGCTATTCGTGAATCGACGGGTGAAACACTTATGCCACTTCACGAAACCACAGTCACATCGGCCGACATGGGTGGACCGAATGCATCACTTTCAAGTGGTTCTGCACCAAACACAGACCGGAAGGGTTTCGATCCTATTCTGATCTCGCTCGTTCGCCGTGCAATGCCGAATCTAATGGCATACGATGTATGTGGTGTTCAACCAATGACTGGTCCTACTGGACTTATCTTTGCTCTTAAGGCTAATTATGTCCATCAGGGTGAAGCATCAGATTCAAGAGAGGCCATGTTCGATGAAGCACGGGTTTCGTATTCAGCACAAAATGCTGGTGCATACAGTGGTAACACTGCTACTAACGCAGTTATCTTTGATAACGTCTTCGACCTCGACGGTGCTGATCCGGAGGAGGCCGCACAGGCTGGTCCTGGCATGTCTACGACAACTGGTGAATCTCTTGGTGGTTCTTCCAGTACTCATTTCCAAGAAATGTCATTCTCAATCGAGAAGACAGCTGTGACTGCAAAGACACGAGCACTCAAGGCAGAGTACACTACAGAACTCGCACAGGACTTGAAAGCAGTCCACGGTTTGGATGCAGAGACTGAACTCTCGAACATCCTCAGCACAGAAATTCTTGCTGAAATTAACCGTGAAGTCGTTCGTACCATCTATGCTGGTGCAAAACTTGGTTGCCAACACACCGATCTTCTGTCGATGACAGCGGCTGCGGATGTTGCGGGTGGCGAAGTTCTTATTGCCGGTCTTTCTGGTGGTCAGTATGACGTAGATGCTGACTCTGACGGTCGTTGGAGTGCAGAACGCTTCCGTGGTCTGGTCTTCCAAATCGAGAGAGAATGCAACGAGATTGCAAAACTCACTCGTAGAGGAAAGGGTAACTTCGTCATCGTTTCCGCAGATGTTGCATCTGCCCTCGCAATGTCGGGTGTGTTGGACTTTAGTCCTGCATTCAACCCAGGCATGAACGTCGATGACACGGGTAACACATTCATCGGTACGCTTGGTAAACTAAAGGTTTACATTGATCCTTATGCAACCGCAACAAACTTCGTTTGTGTCGGTTACAAGGGAACTAGCCCATACGATGCTGGACTCTTCTACTGCCCATACGTTCCACTACAGATGGTGCGTGCGGTTGGTGAGAACACCTTCCAGCCGAAGATCGGATTCAAGACTCGATACGGAATGGTAAACAATCCGTTCGTGAAGGATTCGTCCGGTAATATTCTTTCTGATCCACATGCAGCCGCAGCGGCTCGCACGAATCAGTACTATAGAATCTTTAAGGTCAGAAACCTTCATGGTAATACCTGACTCTAACTGATTTTAACACCGATTAGACTGGGGGAGTCCTTGGGACTCCCCTATTCTATTATACATAATCACAGGAGACTGATATGGCCACACCACGGAAGATAACGGGCACAGATGAACAAGGCAATATCATCACAGATATTGCGACCGGCAATACAGCTTCAGGGCCCGAATTGCGGCGAATTCCCGGACAAGCAGGCATTAATCTCAAGTCAATTGAGAGACAACCAAAATCCTCCAATGGTCTGTTGCCGACATCATATAAATTCGCATTAGCTAGAATACCACATGCTTCTTTTTTCTGTCAATCGATTACTCTGCCAGGGATACGAATAGAAAAAGGCATTCAGGGTTCCCCGTTCCACGACATCGATCTTCCTGCTGGCAAACCAACATACGGCGACCTACGCATCAATTTCATCTTGGACGAAAAGATGAAGAACTGGATGGAAATTACAGACTGGATGCAAAGTCTATTACCAACCACCTCACTTGGGTCCGATGTTGTGTCGCCCCATGATAGATTTTCGGATGCCTCAATAATCATCACAACCAACCAGGCCAATGCACAAATATTATTCAAATTTACGGACACCTTTCCTATAGAGATAGGTGACATCAACTTCACAAGTATAGAAACAACCAGTGATCCTATTACGTGTGAAGTAACGTTTGCATATACTGAATCATCATATGAGATCATTAGAACTTGACAATTAGCAATCGTATGGTATACTTCCTGTATAGGAGGTACAAATGAATCTAAAAGACATCATGGTGGAAGCAGATAAAGATTTGGTGATTGATCCAACCGAGTTGGATATTGCGTCCCTGTCTATACCACAAAAACACAACAAGTATCTTAATTTGTTAAGGAATGAGAGTGTCCTCCATAAAAAACTCAGGATAGATTTCAAGACACTATATCGAATGAAGTGGGAGTATTATCTTGGTAAAACTGATGAAGATACTCTTAAGGAGCGTGGATGGGAACCATTCCAACTCAACATTTTGAGGCAAGATGTTGACAAATACTTGGATTCCGATGACGAACTCAATATATTGCGGATCAAGTTGGAACTTTGTGAAGAAAAGATGAAACACATCGAGGCCATCATCAAAAACGTTACCAATCTACAATGGAACATCAAGAATGCTATTGATTGGAAGAAATTTGTGAGTGGACAATGAGCAAAGAAAACGATGCAATGCATGCCGTCTATATGGCTGAAGCGTACAAATATGCCAGAGACAAGAGTCACGACAAACACACACAAATTGGATGCGTGTTGGTGTCGCCTCACGAAGGTGTAGTCACATATGCAACCAACACGTTCACCCGTGGCATGGTTCCCACCGATGAAATGCAGGAAAGGCCAGCCAAATACTCCTATATTGAACATGCCGAACGGAATGCTATCTACCGATGTGCCTTTAAAGGGTATTCTACCGCAGGCCTTGTGATGTACTGTCCGTGGTGGTGTTGTGATGAATGTGCTAGGGGTATTGTTCAATCGGGCATCACAAACTTTGTTGGTCATCATCTGATGTATGAATTGGCCACTAATCGGTGGAAAGAAAGTATAGATCGAGGGATCGAAATTATGACGATGGGTGGAATAAATATTATCAATTGGGACGGCCGCATCGGACAAGACGATATTTCTGTTCTTTTTGATGGATCATCTATCTGTCCGTGACCTAAATACATATGGATGGAAGATTTATCAATACAACCCGTTGATTCCGTAAACATCAGTATTCGATGTAATAGGGGGCTTGCAAAGGAACTTTCTGACTTTCTGACTTTCAAGGTTCCCGGTCACGAATACATGCCTACATTTCGAAACAAGATGTGGGATGGTCAGATCAAACTTTACAACGTACACAGTCAACAGACATATGCAGGCCTGTTGCAGTATGTCACCAAGTTTGCAACAGATAGAAATTATTCCTATGTAATTCATCCTGATCTAGTTGCAAGTGATCCGCAGTTAGACTTCAGTGACTTCATTGATTCTCTCAACCTTCATATTGGTTCTAAACCAATCATACCACATGATCATCAATTTCGTGCATTTAAACATGCAATTAACAATGATCGGTGTTTGTTGTTGTCACCAACTGGTTCTGGTAAGTCCCTAATTATTTACATGTTACTACGGTACTACCTTGAACATATTGAAACGAATAAGAGGGTGTTGATTATTGTACCAACTACTTCTTTGGTAACACAAATGTACAACGACTTTGCCGATTACAGTTCAGAAACAGATTGGAATGTTGAAGACCATTGCCATAAGGTTTTTGCCGGCCGCAAAAAACTGGTAAATAATAAACGAGTTATTATCTCCACATGGCAAAGCATCTATAAACTACCCAAGAGCTATTTCAGTGAGTTTTCGGTTGTAGTGGGTGATGAGTGTCATCTTTTCAAGTCCAAGTCACTAACAAATATTATGACAAAATTGGAAGATTGTCCTTATCGTTTTGGTACGACAGGCACTTTAGATGATTCACAAACGCACAGGCTAGTCATAGAGGGACTTTTTGGTCTTGTTTTCAAAGTAACGAGTACACAGACCTTAATTAAAAAAAGTCTTCTAAGTGACCTTGATATCGATTGTATTACACTAGAATATCCAGAATTTATTCGTGACAAGATGAAAAGATCTAAATACCAAGAGGAGATAGATTTTTTGTTGGCCAACACGAAACGAAACAAATTCATATGTGAACTGTGTAACAATATCCAAGGTAA